AAGCCATTAAAGAATACGCCAACGACGAAGACGAAGAAGAACCTTACGACTACGAAGATTAACAATGTGGTATAATCGGATTGTACAAAATCTTGGAGAGATACCAGACTTTATTAACTACTATGAAAACGAACTAGTAGAAGCAAAGTACGATTGTAATGTCAAGGGGCACCTTGAAAAGAATATTGCAACCTTGCCCGGTATCACCGAACACCGTTTTAATCAACTACAAGAGATTGAAGCGGTGCTTAACTATCTTAATATACAGTTAAGGAAGATTCGTCGTAAACACTTTCAAAAGTATTTGGAAGCATATGCTAGGGCATTGACAAGCCGTGACGCTGAAAAGTATGTGGATGGTGAAGATGAAGTCGTTGATTTTGAAACAATTATTAACGAGGTTGCACTTGTACGCAACAAATGGCTGGGTTTACTTAAAGGATTAGAGTCAAAGAACTTTATGATTGGCCATGTAACTAGATTGCGTACAGCAGGCATGGAGGATGTTGTATTGTGAATGATTGGAAAGTTCGCGCCGATGAATTGCTGTCAGAGTTTGACATGTGTATAAGGGCACAACCAATGCACAATACTGTAGAAGTGCAGATAGCCAAAGATGCCACTGCTAAATGGGCTCATCATCTAAGTACACAGCGTAGTTGGGGCTCAGACTTAGAGATTGCAGAAGCATGCCATCAACTTGAACCTAGGCTAAAACAACTTAAAGAAAAAATAGTATTGGAAGTATTAACTAAATGACACAATTTGCCAACCCGCATCTAAGTCACGAACATAGTTTAGAAATTCTAAATTTGCTGTACGGATACGATAGTTTTTTAGACAGTCTTACAGTGATAGGAGACATGGGTTGTGGCTCAGGACTAGATGCACAATGGTGGGCCACATTGGAAACTCGCGACGATCCACCAGAGCCTAGAAATTATCGAGTGTATGCAGTTGATCGTTCTTTTAATAAAGTAGATGAAGAAATTCGTGCAACGGAAAATATCAGGTGGATAGAAGGTAATTTTGAAGAATATGGTATACTGCCAGAACTACTAGATCTAGTGTGGGCACACGATTCGTTTCAATTTGTCACAAGCCCACTACATACACTGTCGGTGTGGAATAAGCAAATGAACAACAACGGCATGCTGGTTATGGCACTGCCGCAGACTATCAATTATGCTTACAATAGATTGACCTTTAGAACACACAGTTATTCTTACTACAATTACAACATTTCAAATTTAGTTTACATGTTGGCTGTAAATGGTTTTGACTGTAGAGATGCATATTTTTATAAAAATGTACAAACTGATTGGATATACCTGGCAGTATACAAAGCAGAAGCGCCAATGGATCCTGGCACTACCAGTTGGTTTGATCTAGCTGATAAAGAATTACTGCATCCAAGTGTAGTAGACAGCTTAAACAGATATGGACATGTCAGACAAGAAGATATATTTTATCCTTGGCTAGACAAAGATTTCTACAGGGCAAAGACATGAGGATAGTGACATGTACCGGCGGCTTTGATCCCTTACATAGCGGACATATTGCCTATTTCAAAGAAGCAAGAACATTAGGTGACATGTTGATTGTGGGACTTAATAGCGACGAATGGTTGGAACGCAAGAAAGGTCGGGCATTTATGCCTTGGAACGAAAGATTGTGTATCATCAACAATTTGAGCATGGTTGATGAGGTCTACACATTTGATGATACTGATGGCTCAGCCAATCACTTTATACAACAGGTTCAGGCACACTATCCAGACTGTGAATTAATTTTTGCCAACGGTGGCGACCGAACTGCCAATAACATACCTGAAATGTTCATACAGGATGTAACTTTTAAATTTGGTGTAGGTGGCAAAAATAAAAAGAACAGCAGTAGTTGGATCTTAGAAGAATGGAGCGCACCAAAAACACAACGCCCGTGGGGTTATTATAGAGTGCTACACGAAGTACCGGGTACCAAGGTTAAAGAACTTACAGTTAATCCTGGGCAAAGTTTAAGTATGCAACGACATGCTGACCGGGCTGAATATTGGCATGTTAGTCACGGAGCATGTGCGGTGTATAGTATGATGCCCAATGGATATGCACTTCCAGTGGTGCTGTTAAGCGAGCACATGAACTATCATGTGCCTACAGGACAATGGCATAGACTAACCAATCCCTATGAAGTACCCTGCAAAATAGTAGAAATACAGTACGGAGAATCCTGCACAGAAGAAGATATTGAACGGCGATAAATAACTATATGAAGATTTTTGAAGTTATTGCCACAGTATCAGAAGGCCGCGGGATTTATGCTCGTAGTCCCACAGACCCTGCATTTACTGCTGTGCCCAACAACACATTTGGCGCAGAAGTAGGCGCACCTTATCAATTTGCCGGCACACAAAACTATCCACAACGGGGACAGTTTGCAGATACCGCAGAATTACAAGCCAATGTTGCACATGTGGACAAGCAAGTACAACAACAAAGTGGTCGACCTATTACCTGGGCAAACCGCCAGGGCCCACGCCATCGTGGTTTTGGTCTAGCACAATTTGTTGGCAGTGATGGCAAGCCGGTTTACTTTGGCAAGTACTTTGAAGAAATTCTTCCCAGTATGATGCACAAGTGGGACAATAATGAAGTGCCAGGACTGCGTCCAGAATTAAAAGCCAGTAAAAAAGCCCGTGTTGGCTTCAAGCCACAAGACATTCTTGGTGCAGTTGACACAGCCGCCAATGGAGCGGAATTGTTGAAACACATCAACGGTGTGACCACACTGCAACAGAACATCAAAGACGGCATCAACATGATGACTCGCAAACAGTTGCCGGTGTTTGCCGGAGAAGCCGCAAACTTGGAAGCGGTGCGTGACAACCTGGGTGAAGTACTACAAAGCATTGCCTTAACATATGGCATGGTGGGCGGCGAAGCTGATCAGGCTCGTAAAAAGATTCTTAACAATGCGCCCTGGCAGAAACTTGCTGTGCATTTTCCGCAGGGTAAAACATTTGGCCTGGTGGATTTTTATCTTCGCGCAGGCAACTTCAGTCTTGGCGTCAGTAGTAAAGGAGCCAAAGGAGCTCCGGCCAGTGTGCGTAACCTGCTGGAAGGTATTACCAATGCCAAGAAAGTTGGACAAGATCTAGAAGCTGAGTTCCCCATTGCGGCCAACCTGGTTAAGAAAATTGCTGAAGCCAACATGCAAGACGGGCCGTTGTTGTTGGCACAGGACTACAAATTTATCACTGTAGATCAAGCCGCGGATGTCAAGCGCATGATCAAAGAACACACAACAGAAAATCCTCCGGCCTGGACTCAACCCTGGACTGAAGCATTTAAAATGAAATCGGCCGCAGGATGGAATTATGGATACTGGGTGCTGAGTGCCATTGCAGGTCGAGTTGCACAGCATGTCAACAGCACACCCGACTTCAGCGCAGGATGTGTGCAATTTTTAAATTATGCCAGCATGATGCAACTGTACACACAGGCCAAGGCGGTAGGTGATGATGTGCAGATTACCGAATTTAAGCCAGTGTACCCTCCAAACTTTGAAGGCTCAATAGCATTGGTGGCAGGCAAGAGTTACTATGCAAGCGGTATCAACCAGAAATATGTTTTCGACTTCAGGCCTGCTTGACAACTAAAGACTCTTAGTATATAATATACATATCGCGCTGATAGCTCAGTTGGTCAGAGCAGAGGACTCATAATCCTTTGGTCGTAGGTTCGAGCCCTACTCGGCGTACCAAATTTCAATCAAGTTTATATGTTAACATACATCATTACATTCTTTGCTGTGTTTGCAACTGATATACTTTATGTATATTTTATAAAGGCAGTGCAAAACGACCGATCGGTACAGGCCAGTGGTTGGGCCATGCTGGTCACACTGACAGGAACCATAACTGTTATCAGTTACACTGAAGATCATTGGGCCATAATTCCAGCCTTGATAGGAGCGGCCGTTGGCACTTATGCAGGCATGGCCTTAAGGCGAAGACAACAGGTAGAATGAAATCCTGGCGTTCGTTCAATGGATAGGACATGATTCTTCTAAAGTCATTATAGAGGTTCGATTCCTCTACGCCGGACCAAATATATGCAAACACTAGAACAAAATCCCAGACTAGGTTTTTACACCGTAGGTGATAAACGATTCTACAGCAAGCCACAGGCCCTGTTGGAAGCAACCGCAACTGGTCATTTTCCGCACTTTAACTTCAACAGAGAAGTATACAGTCGAATAGATACAACCATAGAACCCGAAATAAGTCTGCGTGAACTGTATCGTATGCGGGCTCAACAATTGCGAGACCGATACGACTATATTAGATTAGAGTTCTCGGGCGGCAGTGATAGTGCAACTGTGTTGTATAGTTTTATCAATAATGGTATACACCTGGACGAAGTGGTGTTTCGTTATCCTGCACAAGGTGATAAGAATCTTGGACCCGACGCCAAGAACATGAAAGCGGAAAACACACTAAGTGAATGGCACTTTGCCGCCAAACCCATACTGCAAAAATTAGCCATCAGTAATCCCACAATCAAAATTACTATGCATGACTTTAGTCAAAACATACTGGACTACAAGGGTGATGAGTCTTGGGTTGAAAACGCCAGAGACTACCTGCATCCTGAACACACATTCAAACATGATCCCTTGGGGCTGGATGGACACAAACAATTGGCCGAGTCTGGCAAGAGTATTTGCGTACTATACGGCATAGATAAGCCTAAGATCTGTATTCGAGATGGGCGTTGGTACTTGTATTTTTTAGACATACAGGCCAATCACAGTCAAGGCACGATTGGTCCTTATACCAACTTGACTACAGAATATTTTTACTGGCAACCAGATATTCCTGAATTGATAATCAAGCAAGCACACACTATTCGCAACTGGTTCCAGTTGCCGCATACCCGGCACTTGCAGTTCTTGATGCGGTGGCCCAATCACAGCCCGGCACAGCGTAACGCCTACGAACAGATTGCTCGTCCCTTGATATACGAAGACTACGATCCCACAACTTGGCAGACAATGAAAAGTACCAACAACTTCTATAGTGAAATGGGTTGGTGGTTCTTCAAGAACTTCTCAGAGACTCGTTTCTACGAAGTATGGAAAGCCGGAGTAGCACACATGGTGGACAAGATTGATCCCAAGTTCTTTACCTATGAGATGGGCCGGCCTGTGGGTTTTACTGGCTTTATGGATACCTTCTACGACCTAGGTCCTGCTGACTTTGTCAACACGGACGCCATGTTGGACTTGATGCGCTAATGGAACAGTTTGGATTTTATCGAGTTGGCGATGCGAAGTTCTTCAGCAAGTTAGAAGCCGCACACGAACATGAGCGTGTAGGCTTGCCACTCTCTTGGGATTTCAACGAGGCAGTATACAGCAGTTACGATTGGAAACAGGAACCTGTAGAAACATTAGAAGAATTATACAGACAGCGAGCACAGCAAATCAGAGACAAGTACGATTACCTTGTACTTTGGTTTAGTGGCGGTGCTGATAGCAATAACATACTGAATTCGTTTATCAACAACGATATCAAACTAGACGAAGTTGCCAGTTATGTAAACTACGAAGCAACCAAGGATCGTTATAACTTCCTTAATGGTGAAATTTATAATGTGGCCACGGTTAAAGTAGAGCAAGCAAGAGTTCGACAACCTACATTACGGCACACAGTGATAGATCTAGCTCGACAAACACTAGATCACTTTACTGCCAAAGAAACCAAGTTTGATTGGATATATCATATGAATGGATATCTCAATCCCAACAATGCGGCCAAGCAAGATATTAAACTGCGTGAAGCTCATTGGCGTGACATGATTGCGGCAGGCAAACGGGTGTGCTTTATACACGGCATAGACAAACCGCGTATCAATGAAGTCAAAGGCAACTACTATTTCCGTTTTGTGGACATGGTAGATACTGCTGTTAGTGGGCAAGTGCAGATGTTGAATCGACCCTGGGACTTTGATGAAATGTTTTATTGGAGTCCAGAGGCGGCCAAGATTGTGATCAAACAAAGCCATGTTATCAAACGCTATATGACGCTAGCCACACCCACGAGCCCGTACATAACAGAAGACACCAATAATATTGTAAGCAAGACCGTTGATGGTAAACGATACTTTCTAAGTGTTGACGGCATCAGTTATTTGATCTATCCTGGCTGGTATCCGGTGCCCTATCAGTCAAAGGCACCCAGCCTGTTCTTTTCACCTAGAGATGAATGGTTTTTTAATTTACCAGATTCAGATCCTGCTAAGTATTCTTGGAGAACAGGACTAGAACATATTTGGCGCATCATGCCCACCAAATGGAAAGAAGATCCGCAAGACATTAGACGCGGATTTAAAAAGATGCCGAGCAAGGTTTATAATTTAGGAACATGAAACAGTTAATTTTATCTTTGGTATTGTTATTTGGTACAGCACAAGCAGAAACAATTCGGATAGTTGTGCCATTTGCACCTGGTGGAGCCGCTGATCAAGCCGCTCGCGTACTAGAACGAGCTTT